GCGGTAAAACGTACAAACAAAAGGCATAACATTTTCCGGGGGGAAGCCAAGGCTGGGGGCTTTGACCCAGACCAACAGGAGGTGTTCTTTATCTCGTGGTGCTACAGCACGTTAATCTGTAGCCTCCTAAATAATTAAATGTTTTATATGAGAGACGTAACTATCATAAACGGAGACTGTCTAATCGAACTTGAAAAACTCAAAGGTAAAATCGACTTTGAAAAAGTTATTTTTGTATCAGACCCCCCGTTCAATGTAGGGTATCATTATAATGAATATAAGGACAAAATGTCAGAGGAGGATTACTATACTTGGTTGAAAGAAATATTTGGTAACAACAAAAAAGTTATTATCCATTATCCAGAAGAATTGTACAAATTTGCGTTTCAGGTTGGGGAGTTTCCTGAAAAAGTTGTTAGTTGGGTTTACAACGCAAATACACCAAAACAACACAGAGACATTGCCTTTTTCAATGTTAAGCCAGACTTCACAAAATCAGGGCAACCATATAAAAACCCAAAGGATAAACGTATTAAGAAACTTATAGAACAAGGGAGGAGAGCAAGGCTTTATGACTGGTGGGAGGTGCAGCAAGTAAAAAATGTTTCAAAAGAAAAAACAGCTCACGTGTGTCAAATGCCCAAATTGATTATGGAGAGAATAATAGAGATACTCCCAAAAGACTGTATTATAATTGACCCATTTATGGGGAGTGGTACAACGGGGGTTGCGTGCAAAAAGCTAGGTAGGAAGTTTGTCGGAATAGAACTAAATGCTGAATACTGTAAAATCGCAGAGGCTAGGATTTTTAACAGTCAATAAATAATTAAATGTTTTATATGAAGGTATTGGAGCTGTTTAGTGGACATGGTGATATTGCCAAGTCTTTCAAAGAAAAAGGACATGAGACTTTTACAGTGGACTGGTCTGAGGATGTGAACGCAGACCTGACATGTGATGTGTCGGAACTAACGGTGGGCGATGTGGTGAAATTGTGTGGCGGTGTGCCTGATGTTGTCTGGGCGTCCCCACAATGTACAACGTATTCAATAGCAACACATAAGCACAGAACAGTAAAAGAGGGGCTTCAACCAAAGACCGAAATGGCAAAACAAGATGATGTGGTAAACGTAAAGATGTGGAAACTGATTGACGCTTTGGTGAAAGCAGGTACAAAGTATTATTTCGTAGAGAACCCAAGGGGGAGAATGAGGCATATGGACTTTGTAAAAGATAGAGAACGCTATACGGTTACATACTGCTCATACGGAAACAAAGGCACGGCGAAAGGTTTTGAAGATGTATATGTCATGAAACCAACAGACATTTGGACAAACCACAAAAAAACTAACTTCCTAAACACCTGTAAAAAGGGAACTCACAAACACGGCGATTGGGGATATGTACACAAAAGGGACTATCTAAGTAGGGGTACAATGCCAAAAGAGCTTTGCGACCATATTGTACGTATAAGTGAGGTTTAATAATTAAATGTTTTATATGCAGATAATCAACGGAGATAGTTTAGTAGAACTACAAAAACTACCAGAAAACAGCGTGGACAGTGTAGTATGCGATCCACCATACGGACTTTCATTCATGGGCAAGAAGTGGGACTATGATGTTCCGACTACTGAACTATGGAAAGAAGTATACCGAGTGCTAAAACCGGGCGGACACCTACTTTCATTCTTTGGAACTAGAACCTACCACAGAGGGGCAGTACGGATTGAGGACGCAGGATTTGAGATACGAGACATGGTAAGTTGGGTATATGGCTCAGGATTTCCGAAAAGTCATAATATAGGTAAGGCGGTTGATAAGTTGCAGGGGAATGAGAGGGAGATTATAGGAAAGAAAAATATCAATGCAATCAAAGCTCTACAAAAATTCAAAGAACAGGACGGGAGAACGCTAAAAACAGATTTTTCAAATGTAGAAAAGCACATAACCAAAGGAAACTCACCATACGAAGGCTGGGGAACAGCCCTTAAACCAAGCAATGAACCTATTGTACTAGCACGTAAACCATTATCAGAAAAGACTATTACAAAGAACGTGTTGGAGTGGGGTACTGGTGGGATAAATATAGATGAGTGTAGGGTGGAGAGTAATGAAGATATGTCAAATATAAAAGCGTTTGGTTCAATGCCTGAAAATAAGGTAGATGGAAAAGGTTTCTCAAGACCTTGGATGAAAGATAAGCAGTCTATTTTAGATAAACAAAATACAGCGATTGAGAAAATGAAAACCCAAGGCAGATTCCCAGCAAATTTAATTTTGGACGGAAGTGAAGAAGCTACAGCAGGAATGGGAGATAAGGCAAGGTATTTTTATGTAGCCAAAGCAAGTAAGAAAGAAAGGAATGGGGGGCTGGAGGGATTTGAGGAGAAAACTGGCGGTTCTATGATGGCTAATACTGGTAAGGTGATGGGATTAGGTGGTGCATCATTAAAAGGTGAGAATAAGCCAAAACAACCAGAAAAGAATTCGCACCCAACAGTCAAACCAGTAAAACTTATGCAGTACCTCGTACGCCTAGTAACACCAAAAGGCGGTACAGTACTAGATCCGTTTATGGGTTCAGGTTCAACAGGAATAGCATGTAAGAAAGAAAACTTTGACTTCATAGGGATAGACCTAGACGCTGAGTATTGCAAGATTGCAGAGGCTAGGATTTTTAATAGTCAATAAATAGTTAAAGTATATTATAGATAGTAGTGTTTTATGAAGAAAACAACAATAATTAAATGTTTTATATATGAAGTACTTTGATGCCTTTTCAGGAGTGGGTGGTTTTGCCCTAGGAATACAACAAGCTTATGACTCACTAAAATTATGCCAAAATGTAAATACTGCAAAACAGGGAATGAATTTTACAAAAACAACTTCTCAAAATGTAAAGAATGTCTTAGAAAATACCAATTTGAGTGGAGAAAAAGAAACCCAGAAAAAAGCAAAGCAATGGGGAGGAAACACAACGCATTGCGGAGACAAAGAGTCCTTGAAGTGTACGGGAGAGAGTGTGCCTGTTGCGGAGAATCTGAGGAGCGGTTCCTCACACTTGAACACATACGACAGGATGGACACAAGGACAGAAAAAAATACGGAACAGGATACGGATACCAACTTGCACTCAAAGAAAACGATAAAACAAAATACGAAATCCTGTGCTATAACTGCAATAATGCAAGAGGGAGATATGGAGAATGTCCCCATATGTGTAGGATTTAGTGAGATAGATAAATATGCAACCTCAATTTATGAAAAACATTTCCCAAAACACACTAATTTCGGAGACATTACAAAAATTGACGAAACAAGCCTGCCAGACTTTGACCTCTTTGTCGGAGGATTTCCTTGCCAATCCTTCTCTATCGCAGGAAAGCGAGGAGGCTTCGATGATACGAGAGGTACAATGTTCTTTGAAATCGCTCGGATTGTTAGGGAAAAACAACCACGCCTTTTACTCCTTGAGAACGTCAAAGGGCTTTTATCTCACGACCAAGGAAACACGTTCCGTACCGTCATCTCAACGCTTGATGAATTGGGGTATGACTGTCAATGGCAAGTGCTTAACAGCAAAAATCACGGAGTCCCACAGAACAGGGAGCGAGTGTTCATTATCGGACATCTTAGAGGAACAAGTAGACCCGAAGTATTTCCTCTCGGTGGAGGCACAGAAAAAGCTAAATGTAAACATGCTGATGTAAAGCCTATGCAATGGCGTAGAACAGAGAAGGGAAAAAGAGCAAGAGCAGAAGCACAGAAAAACGGACGTGACTTAACTCCATTCTCAGGTGGGCACAGAGAACTAGTACCAAAAGACAGCCATATAATTGGTACAATAACTAGTCAAGCAATAGCAAAAGACAGCCTGCTTTCAGACAAGTCCAGGATTAGAAGACTAACCCCTACAGAGTGCGAAAGACTACAAGGATTTCCAGACGGCTGGACAAAAGATGGTGTCAATGGACGGGGAGAGATGTCGGGTGATAAAGAGCTGGACGATCTGATTAAAGTTTTCTCTGGGGATTTAGTCGCAATAAGCGATACTCAACGGTACAAAACACTAGGGAACGCAGTTACTGTGAATGTAATCAGAGCGATCGTAGAGAAGTTAGTCAATAAATAGCTAAAATATGCAAAACAAATACACAAGCCTAAAACTCTCGAAGTTTCTACGAAATAAAGGGTTTAAAAAAGGGAGTGATTGGTGGTGGAGTCATAAGTGGGAGGGTTCTAGCGACAAAGATGCGGGACAAGATATTCTCACATGGGGAACTGATGAGTACAACACCCTCCCACTATGTCCAGCCTACGACATACTAAACGACTTATGTGTAAAGTATTCTGATGAAATTTTTGGAAAAAAGAGCTACAAAACTAAGAAGGTTCTTGAACTTGTCCAACAAGGCAAAAAAGAAGAAGCAGAACAATATATTATAGATAATATATATGAAAGAAATACTAAAAAGATTATTTTGCAGGCATCAATATGAGTATGTCCACGCAAGCTACAGAACAAGCGGGACATGCCACGACTTTCGGAAGTGTAGGAGGTGTGGAAAATCAAAGAGAGCAATCTAACTCAACACTTAGTTAATATATATGAAAGAAACCACAGAACACATAGACATGGTGAAATTAGAAATAGAGCAACGTAAGATTACAAAAGAGTTATACCAAAAAAGGGCGGATTATTTTAATGATATGGCAGATAGACTCACCCCTGAAATGCCATCTTGGGAGAGTTTGCAGCCTAACTCATAATAAGTAATTTATGCAAGAACTAAAAGACGTACTAGAAGAGTTTAGAAAACTTGAGCCTAGGGGTTATGGGATACCATCAGGGGAAGCATTTATGGTATGTAATGACGATACTATCTGGGGTGCTGATGGG